AACCATTAAGAAGTTTCTGTAATTCAAAAAAATGTAGAATTCAAAAATTTGGAGTTGGTAATGGTCACATACCAATGATTGTTGAAGAAATACAGATTTATCAAACAGAACCTACTATGTATAAAGTATCTATAGATGGTGAAAGCGTTGATGTAAAAGCAGAAGAATTGAATGATCCTAAGTTATTTGCAAATGCATCACTAAAACAAATTTATAAAACATTTCCAAGTATGCCAATAAACTTGTGGAGAGAAATGATTCAAGAACATTTAAATAAAAAAGTATTTGTTACTGATATGGCAGAATCTCTTAAAGTAGATGTTATGTTGGAAGAACTATTACTAGATTATTTTAAAAATACACCAGGTCAAGATATAACATCCATTACGATAGGTAATAGATCATTTGTAGACCACGAAAATAAAATTTGTTATTTTAAACAAAAATCATTGGAAGATTATTTAAGTAAAACAAGTTGGAAAAAGAAATGGTTTGAAACTTCACAAATATTAAAAAAATTTTACACATTAAAATCACACAACGGTAAAGTAGGTAATCAAAAATGTAGATACTGGTCATTACAAAAAGGAACAGGTGAGAATGCAAAAGAATTAATATTTGAAAGCCCAACAAAAGTAACACCAAACAAATTAAAACCAGCACCATATGAAAAATAGAATCATAATACCTGGACCACCAGGAACTGGTAAGACTTATAGATTAATGCAATACATTAAAAAAGAAGTTGAAGAACATAAAACACCACAAGATAAAATACTTTACATATCTTTTAGTAAAGCCGCTGAAAGAGAAGCTAGAAAAAGAATAGCTTATCCTAAAATAAGAATAAGTACATTGCACGCACTTGGAGCACAAGAGTTAGGATTAGATGTTAAGAAACAATTATTAAAAGGTAAAGAATGGAAAAAATTTAAAAATGCAAATCCAATATGTCAAGGTTTAAGTTTTGAAACTTTTGTAGATGATACAGGATTACCAAGATATAAAAACGTACATATGCAATTGATTGAATATTCAAGAGCAAAGAAGATTGGATTAGTACAAGCAGCTACCGAATTAAATATTACAGCTGATTTAAATTACACACAAATAATACAGGACCAAGTAGAACAATATAAAAAAGATACTAAGATGATAGAATTTCACGATATGATAAACGATTTCATCAGGAAGGATTTATGTCCACCTGTGGAAGCTGTGTTTCTAGATGAAGCACAAGATCTAAGTCCCTTGCAATGGGATATGTTTTTTTACATAGAAGGGCGTAGCCGTCGCTCTTATATTGCAGGGGATGATGATCAAGCTATTTATAATTTTCAAGGAGCTAGTTCAAAAATATTTATAAATTTAGAAGGTACGTTTGATGCACAAATAAAATCACAAAGAGTTCCTAAAAAAGTATTTGAATATGCTAAAAAAATATTACCAAATATTACAGAAAGATTAGATAAGAATTGGCAACCTAAAGATGAAGAAGGAGAAGTGTTTGAAAATGTTTATTTACAAGACATAGATTTTAGTACAGGAAATTGGATGCTAATTGCTAGAACCAATAAAATGTTACAACCGATTGCAGAAGAAATTTATAATCAAGGTTATAGGTTTGAAGCAAAACATAATGAGATACTACCACCAGAACCTTTGAATGCTTACAGAGTTTGGCAAAGATTAAATCAAGGTGCATACATAGATAAATATGATGCTAAAGATTTGTATAGTTGTTTAAGTTATAAACTAGGTCACGTTGAATATGGATTCTCATCAGGTAAGAGTCTAGATAGTATTGATAGTGTCGATATTGATACACTTAGAATGGAACACGGGTTGCGAGTGACGGGGAGCTGGGAGCAATTTAATATATCACAACACATTAAAGATTATATGAAAGTATTACTGAATTCAGGTGATGATCTAATGAGCAAACCTAGAATAAAAATATCTACAATACATCGTGTAAAAGGAGAAGAAGCAGACAATGTTGTTTTGTTTTTAGATCTCAATAGAGTTATCTATAAAGCATCACAGTTCAATGCAGATCCAGAACACAGAACGTTTTTTGTAGGTGTAACAAGAGCAAAACATAACTTATTCTTGATGCAACCAACATCAGAATATCAATACAACATAGGAGGACCAATATAATGACAACAAAAGATATGTTTGAAAAAGCATTTCCACAAGAAAAACAGATAGGCGGGAGTCACTATAAATTGTTTCACATACAACCATATGAATTTATATCTAAAAATAATCTTAGCTTCTTTCAGGGGAACGTTGTGAAGTACGTTTGTAGGTACCAGAACAAAAATGGAATAGAGGATTTAGAAAAAATAATTCACTATTGCGAACTAGAGATAAAAAAGATAAAAGATATGAAAAGGAAGAAATGAAATATAAATGTGTTAAATGTAAAAAAAGAAATATGACTTACAATTGCGCGTTTATGTGTAGAAAATGTCATAAAGGAAAAAGAAATGATAAATAAAGAAGCTTGGATTGATCTATGTTTTTTAACATTAGCAACATTTGCATATTTTTTAGCATTTGAAAGATTTATTTGGAGCATACTATAATGTTTGAAGCAGCTACAGAATGGTCAGCACCAGAAAATTATCCTGATTTAAAAGGACATAAGTATATTGCAATTGACTTAGAAACTAAAGATCCAAATTTAAAAATAAGAGGATCAGGAGCCATACAAGGTATAGGTGAAATAGTTGGTTTTGCCGTAGCAGTAGACGGTTGGTCTGGTTATTATCCAATAGCACACGAAGGTGGTGGTAATATGGATAGACAAAAAGTTTTAAAATGGATTAAAGAAGTTTTAGAAACACCTGCTACAAAAATATTTCATAACGCAATGTATGACGTATGTTGGTTAAAAGCATACGGATTTAAAATCAATGGAATGATTGTTGATACAATGGTTATGGCATCATTGATTGATGAAAATAGATTTTCATTTACGTTAAACAGTATTTCATTTGAATACTTAAGAGAAGTTAAAGATGAGAAAGCTTTAAAAGAAGCAGCAGAATCTTTTGGTTTAGATGCTAAAGCAGAAATGTATAAACTACCTGCAATGTATGTAGGTAATTATGCAGAAAAAGATGCAGAATTAACTTTAGAATTATTTAAAACATTATCTAGAGAAATTAAAAAACAAAATTTAGAAAACATTTATCAATTAGAAACTGAATTATTTCCTTGTTTAATTGAGATGAAATTTAAAGGCGTTCGAGTAGATGTTGAAAAAGCTCATAAATTAAAGCAACAATTGAATACAGAAGAAAAAAAGTTACTCCTAGAAGTAAAAAAACATACAGGAGAAGAAGTTGAAATATGGGCAGCACGAAGTATTGCCAAAGTGTTTGACAAACTTGCTTTACCTTACGAACTAACTTCGAAATCCAAGTTACCTTCATTTACAAAAAATTTCCTTTCAGAACATCCACATCCTACAATTAAATTAATAGCAAAAGCAAGAGAAATTAATAAAGCACACACTACTTTTATTGATACAATTATTAAACATCAATACAAAGGAAGAATACACGCAGACATAAATCCAATTCGATCAGATCAAGGTGGTACTGTAACAGGTAGATTTAGTTATTCTAACCCAAATTTACAGCAAATTCCTGCAAGAAATAAGGATTTAGGACCAATGATTAGATCATTATTCATACCTGAAGTCGATCACAAATGGGGTTGTTTTGACTATTCACAACAAGAACCAAGACTTGTAGTGCATTATGCAGCAGCCACTGAACCGATTTGTTTTGATGATTCTGTAATTAAAATTGTAGAAAAATTTAAAAATGATTCTGTAGATTTCCATCAAACAGTTGCTGATATGGCTGACATATCTAGAACACAAGCTAAAACAATTAATCTTGGTTTGTTTTATGGTATGGGTAAAAATAAACTACAAGCTGAATTAGGTTTAACTAAAGTTGATGCAGATAATCTATTTAATAAATATCACGAAAATGTTCCTTTCGTAAAAGATTTAATGAATAGAACTTCTAATCACGCACAAGCATCAGGATCTATTGGAACTTTGTTAGGTCGTAAATGTAGATTTGATAAATGGGAACCAAATACATTTGGTATGCACACACCTATGTCTTATGAAGAAGCTGAAAGAACATATGGTCGTGGAAGAATTAAAAGAGCATTTACTTACAAAGCTTTAAATAAATTAATACAAGGATCCGCTGCTGATATGACTAAAAAAGCTATGTTAGATCTATATAAAGAAGGAATAATACCACATATTCAAATACACGATGAATTAGATATTTCAATAGAGTCTGAAAATCAGGCTAAAAAAATAATTGAAATTATGGAAAATGCTGTTACACTAATCGTACCAAATAAAGTTGATTTTGAATCAGGATCAAACTGGGGTGATATAAACGGCTAATACCCGCGCGTAATCTACGCATTAATCATTAAACTACGGAGGAAAATATGGCGAAAGCTTATTGCAAAGACTGTGACCATAAATGTCACTGTAAAGGTTCTGGATTTTTTGGAGACAAAACAGAATGTGGATGTGGTTGTATGGACTGTACTTGTAAAGGTGAGCCATTGTTATTAACGGAGGAAAATATGGGCTGGTTTAAAAAACAGTGGCAAAAATTTGTAGACTGGGTATTTAAAGATTTCTACTAATGTCCAAGATAACTGAAGATACATCTGTAAAAACAGATATTAAAACAATTGTGAGTATCGTAGCCGCAGCAGGTTTTGCTGTGTATATGTATATTGGTATGACTAATACCATCAATACACTTGAGACAAGACTTCAGTTAATGGAAGCAGATTTACTAAAGAAGGCAGATCAAATACCTGTCGATAAAGAACAGTTTTTTCTATTAGAGTCATTGGCAGAAGATACTGAAAAACAACAAAAGATATTAGAAGAAAACCTGCACGTTAAAGTTATGCTTATGCAGGCTGAAAAGGAAATTGAGAAACTGAAAAAAGATGTTGAAAAGCTTAAAGACGCAACAAGAGATATTCAATTTAGCAATGGAAATGGAAACGGGCATTAACGCAGGAACCTTCCAGGAGTATGATTATACGTGTGAAGATTTCGAGTGTGAATGGAAACAAATAACTGAATATTGGAGAAAAAAATGATCGAAACAGTAATAGTATTAATGTTTTTTGTCAATGATAAGTTAATGGAAAACAGGATACAAGATTCATTATCTGAATGTTTAAAGCATAAGAGATTATTAACTCGTAATATGAGTATGACTAATAAAAGCATTCAGTGCATAGAGACAGAAGCTGAAATAGAGATTAATATAGATGGTACTAAAACCATCAAGAAATTGATAATGAAGAAATAATGGAACATTTTCAACCACACCCTGTCGAATGGAAACTCTAGGCATAGCTATTGTAATTGTAGGAGTTTTAGTATATTTGGCTTTAAATGAAGACTAATTTATTAGTACATAAACATTTAATTGTGCGCGCCGAATCCAAACGTCCTCCAAAGGACGAAGAACATATTGTAGATTGGATGAGGGATTTTGTAGATTCAATAGGAATGAAAGTGCTAATGGGACCATATGCAAAATATTTAGACGTACCTGGCAACAGAGGTTTAACAGTTGCAGCAATAATAGAAACTTCACACATCGTAATGCACACTTGGGACGAACCAATTCCTGCATTAATTCAATTTGATGTGTATTCTTGCGGTGAATTTGATGAAAATGATATTTGTAAAAAGATTGCAAAAGACTTTGAATTGACTAAAATAGAATACAAATATTTAAACAGAGAAACAGGATTAATGGATATCTCTGGAGGAATTTTAAACTATAGAAAATGAAACTTACAGCTAATATCAGTTTAGACGAGCTGATAAAGTCACAAGTTGCCGAACGCAAGGGCATAAATAACAATCCATCACCAATGCAAATAGAAAATTTAAAAGCATTGGCAGTAAATATTTTACAACCGATCCGTAGTCATTTCGACAGGCCACTTATTATTAGTTCTGGATTCCGATGTGCAGAATTATGTATTGAGATAGGATCAAAAATTACTAGCGAACATTGCGCAGACAATAAATCAGCAGCAGCTGACTTTGAGATTCCAGGAATAGATAATAAAGTATTAGCACAATGGATCAAAGATAACCTTATTTGGAATCAATTAATTCTTGAGTTCTACAAAGAAGGAGAACCATCATCAGGGTGGGTCCATTGCAGCTATTCAACAGATTTAAATAAAAAGGAAAGTCTTATTGCATACAGGGAAGATAATAAGGTAAAGTATAAACCGTGGTAAAAACAATTAAATTAGGACACATAGATACGGTTTCAGGTTTATGCCTGTGGTTATGACGTTAAACAATACGTTAATGGTTCAATTAAATATTTAAAACTTGAAGATTACGACATAGAATGGCTAAGAAAAAATCATCCATCGGCTCTATAACTTTTATAAAAGAATTTCCAAGAAAGCGTCCAGGTAGACACGCTAAGTCTTTTAACAAAAGATTACCAAAAAGAAAAAAACAAAGAGGACAAGGATGAAGTCTTTAGTAGTTATAGTAGTATTATTAGCTGGCCCAGATAACCTAGAAAAAAATTATTATCCTGTGGATACAGAAGATAGTTGTGATGTTGTTGGTCAAAGAATTATTGAACAAGTTGCAAAATACAGAGACAATATTGGTGAACACCAGGGTTGGTATACTTTAGATAATAAATTAGTTATTGGCCACTATTGTAATATTAAATAGATTCTTGTTCTTTACAGGAAAAATTAAC